CGTTTGCAAAACGTTCTGTGCTGACATTCAGTGCAATTCCCTGCATCGTAAGCTGAGTATCTTTATCGCTATCATACCTCACAGGGTTACCGGTACATTGAGAAATAAAACCGCCAGTAATTTTATCTGCTGTCCATGCGTCAACAAGTTCAAGCTTTTGGGCTTTTAACTCTTCAAATGTATATTCTTCGTTAGGCGGTGGTGCTAAAACAAGCCCTACACCTTCTTTAAAACTAACTAAATAACCTACTTCGCAGTCTAAGCCTGTTACATCAATCCAATACGTTGATGGATCGAAAATAGTAGGTAACTGCTCCATTGTTAAATTAGTTTCATAAATATAAATTATCTTACCGTACAATGGCTGTGCGAATCTATTTTTTGCCATTTAAATATCACCACCGTATTCTATAATTACCCAGCCGTTATTACCAGTATTACCAGTCCCCCCAATAGAAGCACTATTACCACCAGCGCCTCCTGCTCCACCAGAACCATAACTAGTTCCAGCACTACCATTACTACCTGCCGAAGCACCACCGCCGCCACCGCCTCCACTGGCCGTTATCCCTAATGCAGATGACGCATTACCATTAGCCCCTTGGCTTCCTTTACCAAAAGCTCCGCTCCCACCAGCACCTCCTGTTCCTCCTGCTCCAACAATAACACTGTAAGGTGTAGAAGATGTAACTGATTTCACGCCTACAATTAGGTTACCGCTCCCACCAGTACCTCCTGTACCATTATACGAACCGCCACCTCCACCGCCGCCTCCACCAGCAACAGTTGATTTAGCACTTGTAACTCCAGCAGCAAATGTAATAGTATAAGTACCTGGAGTTCTATATTCAACCTTATTGTAGGGAGGCTTTCCACTGTTTAATATAGCGTATGAATCGCCACCACTACCTTTAACCCTACCGCTTGTCGCTCTGCTGTCTGCTATATCTCCAATAGCAACATAAGCAGGAACGCCGTCTATCTTAGCATTTACCCAATGTTCCCCAACTTCGGCAGTAGTAGAGTAGGCTTTCGCCGTTTGTTGCACGCCATCTTTTTTAAAATTTAATTTCTTTGCTAATTCTGCCATAATATCACCCTATCCAAAATTCAGCACCATTTGGGAACACCAAGTGTCCTTCTGTATTGTATATGGTTATATCTTTCGTCCCGTCGAACGGTACGCCGTTTATTGTGCGGGAGGTTTCTAGTTTCGTAGCTGTATTTGCATTGCCCAGCCATTTTGCAACTCCTGTATGAGTTACCGTTGCAAAAGCTTGCTTGTTACTTATTAAAGCCATTTTTGAGGTATCACTACGTATACTAAGCACATCGTTGTTAGTTCCAATTCTAAATACATGAGCTTGCGAAGTGCTTGCGTTATAAAATAATCCACCTAAATTGTCTGTACCAATTCTCGCCTGTACTGTTTCATCTGCTGGAGAAATGCCAAAACTTATACTGCCACTGCTACCTGCCGTTGTGCCACTTGATACAGCAATGTTTGCTCTGAAAGCATTTAAAGCGGTAAAGGTATTAGCTAAATTTAATTGAGCGTATCCACTTAAATCATGGTTACCGCCTAGAATATCCCATTGTGCGCCGCCCCATGCTACATTGTCCCCTGCTTTAATACCGTGGTCGGGGTCTGCCTGTATGACGTTGTAAACGTCGCCTATCTGCTGTTCGCTGGTTGGCAGGTCGGCGTATGTCTCAACGGACCCTTTGTATTTATATACGGTCGCTAGTCCCAGCTGTGCCGCAGTTACCTGGTGCGGGTTGTTATGGTCATCTTTGTGTGCCGTCAGCGCAGTAGACACCTCAGTTACCTGCTCTGTCAAGTTATCGACAGCACCATTCAAATCACTTGCAAGAACGTATTTAACCCAATCTGTCCAACTACTAACTTCAATAGGGCTGCTATCCGGCACTATTGTACCGAAGCGCACATAACAAGCCCCATCTACGTCTGCGATAAATTTATGTCGGATAATAGTATCGTCAAAATCATCGTCAACATCTAACCATCCCTTTGAAGGAACAGGCGCATTTGTGCATTCTGTACTCTGAATATACTCTCGTGCAAACTCTGTCTTCGTATTAAAATCGAAAGCATCAGGAATGTCGTCATAATAGCGCAGTTCGTCTACAATCGGTTCAATTCTATTCAATTTTTCCAGTGCACTTGTAGCATCATTTTGTGCGTTATCGGCTGTTGTCTGTGCATCCGTTGCTTTCTCTATAGCAGTATTAGCGGAGGCTTGAGCATTATCAGCTGTTGTTTGGGCATCAGCTGCAGCCGTAGCAGCATTATCAGCTGTTGTTTGAGCGTTAGCTGCAGCTGTTGCCGCATTATCTGCAGTTTCTTGAGCGCCGGCGGCAGCAGTAGCGGCGTTATTTGCCGTAGTCTGTGCGTTTTGAGCAGTAGTTTCAGCGTGGTTAGCTATTTCTATTGCAGATTGTGCTGCATTATACGCCTGGTTTGCAGTTGTTAAAGCCTGAGTTGCTATTTCATATGATCCATAAGACATATTTCCTATATCGTTTATAGCATCCTCTGTCTGCTGCTCAAAGCTAAGTCCTGGTAGTGGTCCAGTTAACGGTGTATACTGAAATTTATAGTATGACCGATTATTTATTAAAGTCTGGATGTCAGCAGCAATACGCGCTGACCTTAGAGATGCAGCACGTGATATTTTGGTATAATTCATTTTTACCGCCTCCTCTAACCTAATGTAATTTGTATCGCGCAGCTATTAAATTTATTCCCGCCACTACTTGTTGCCGTAATGGTATCCCCCTGTTTAACAGCATAAGTAAATGTATTCGCTGCGCTCCAGGAATGAGTATTCCCCCAATAGTGCCCCTTTGAGCCTGCTTTAGTGGTACTCCATGACATACTCAAAGTGCCAACAGTATTACCGTTTACTTTTATTGTTACAGTATTGCTTCCGCTTTCGCCATAATCGCTATTTTGATTAAAATTACTTGTACAATTTGCTGATATTGTATTTGCTGCTACCGTTGCATTAAAAGTGAGATTAGTCATCCCACAACATGTTTGACTACTGACCAGTGTCTTTTTAGCATCATCTACTGCACTATTAACCAAATCCTTTATCTGATCAGCAGTAAGTGATCCAAGCCACACCAAATATTCTTGCCAATAAACAGAGCTTCCCTCTGTTCCGGGTGTTACAACGCCAGCTGCAGTATCGACGCCGTTTTCTTTTATACACATATAGCTGATACCATTATAAATAACCATACAGTTAGGCGCATAACGAAGTGTAGCTTTATACTGCCACTGACCGCCTGATTGCAACCAATAGGCAAAAGCTGACAGCATATAATACATACCATTAAAATCCGCTCTCTGGGGCGGCAAACCGCCTGCTTCCGGTTTAACCTGTGTTATCGGTGGGAAGCCCTGTGTTAAACTCGCGCGTCCATCCGTACCGGCATTATCATCTGGTGGGATAGTTTTTAAGCCTTGATCTGCAAAAGGCCGACTAAAAAGATTGACTGGTTCCTGTACTACTGGTAATGTTGCCATAATTTACCGCCTTTCTATTCCGTTATGGTTCCAACAGGGTCAAATACGCCGCAGTTAAAAGGCTGCAACCCGCTGCCAGCAAAACCAAAAACATTTTCTTTATCGATCTGGTATAAGTCCCAGCCTACTCCGGCTCCGACACATAGAGTGCCGCCAACCTTAAACAACGCCAGTTCTTCATCTGTAAGATAACGTTGAAAAAGCCAGCGAACGTGCATTGGATAGGTATTGTAGTAAGTACCGTTTTCATCCTGTGCTTCGATGATGACGCTGAAAACCATAGCGTTATACTGTGGAAACAGCTTATTGATCATGTAGTTTAGTGTATAAAGCGATGCGTCAGTAATATTAGCCAAAGCTTTATACATAAGCAATGTCCTGTAAAAATCATCATCAAGCGTTATTTTAGTATCATCATCTAAAATAATAGTGCGTGCAATACCCACGATATTGCCCCAGGTGTCCAGTCCTACCCCGGTAGCAGTTTTAATATCCATCATGTTTTTATAAAAAGTCTGAATATCAGAGTCCGGGCGAATTTTGGATCTGAAATCATCCAGTATTTGATTAATCACAGGACTTGCCGCATACTGAGACTGGATATACGGCTGCGGCTCCAACCTGATATCATCGCTTGCCCTTACGTCCTCTTGTCCATGAAAGTCCATATTAAGCCTCCAAAATTACCGTTATGTCGTCCTCTGACAACGTTGGCATATTATCCAGCGGAACATCAACCTCATCGCTGAAAGTCCCGTTTGACGGAAAAGCAACCTCTATAGACGAAAGATTTTTCACGCCGGCACTCGTAACCGAGTTATAAAAACGGCTGGCATACAGAGTATCACCCATTTTTACACGCGGCTCATCCACGGTTTGTCCGTTAAAGTTAGCTAAAACAGCAGTTTTAATATCTGTAGTAATGGTAGTAGGTGTTGTCGCTGTCTGTTTCAAAATCACCTTGACCGCTGCTCCTACAACAGTAGGGCTTTGATAATAATAAACCTGTTCACTGCCATTAGTAGGATCTGCAATTGTTACCTTCGTGTTTCCTGTAGTTCCACAGCCTCCGTCAATTTTCTCGTGCATTGCCATAGCTATTTTTTCCTGTTCGCCGCCGTAAACGCTCAAATAAACGCTGTGCGGCGGGATTTTTACGCCATATTTTGTTATTGTCACATCACCGCGGTTCTGCTCGATTCTACAGGCGATAACGCCGTCTATATTACCGACCGTCCCTTCAACAGCTTCTGCCAGTCCATGTGCATTTTTAGCGACACTGTCACTGCGACGCTGTTCAAATTCAGCCTGTGTTTCAAAATCACGCCCAGGAGCACCAGCAGCAGCGTTATTAACACTATCCCAACCAGGTATTACAGTAATAATCTTATTAACAATATTTGCTCCAACTTGTACTGGTCCATACTGGCTACATCTAAAGATACACTCTGCCATACCGTTTGAACCTATCGTCGTAGCGTTAATATTATAAAAAGTGTAACCATTAACATCCTGCACTACGGCGCCGTAAGGGATTATAGTGCCCTGTAAACCAGTGCACTGGCATGTTACTAGTGTCGGTTGTGCAACTTGCCGATCTAAAAAATAAACTGCTGCTAAAGCATCCTGATAAATACCGGTGGCCGTTTTAGGATTAAATCCATTGGCCAGGCGTAAAACTTCGCCGTCTTTTTCGGCTACTAATGCAGCCATACCATCAATCAGTTGTCCAGCTGGCGTTTCTGGACCAGTATTAAGTTCCGGAGCACTTTCATCAGTTTTAAATGCAGTTTTCCAGTCAGTTGCAATTTGATTACGTATCACACCAGTTTCATCAGCAATAAAGCCGGTATCAGGATTAAATATTATTGCCATATCCCTGCTCCTTTCCAAAATGAATATAAAAAAGACACTATATCGTCACTATAGTGTCCAAAAATATTTTTACAGCTGCACATTTACTGTTGTTCCGCCCTCCAATGTAATAACTACATTACCACCAACCAGCCTGCCGTCATCGTCATATTCGAGTACTGGCTCGCAGCCAGTCGTCCCCGATATTGACATAACGGCTTTTTTTATTCGATTAACAAGCATAGATTCCGACACATCAGGACGTTTCCCCAGTTCGATATCAAAGTGTGGAATGCCTTGCGTCGCATTAAAATAAGCATCGTCAGTAAACAGCCTGATTCTATTCGCCGCGTTCTGTGCGACTGCATAAGCCCCTTTTGTAGTAGCAATATTACCAGCAGCATCAACACTTATATCCCATTTGGTATCAAGATATAGAGTATGTCCGTATTTTGTTTCGGGAATGTAAGGATTTACATCATTATCATACTTTCCGCCTTCAGTTACTAATTGCTCCATATTTTACTCCTTTCAATCAGCCAGCCGGAAAGGATTGATATGAAAAGCTATCATAGCCCTACCGCTTAGTCCCTTTATTTTCCAGCCTAAATAGATTCTTATGTAAAACCATTTACAGTATTTTTTACAATAATAAAAGCTCCATGTTTTAGTGAAAACATTTCTATTATCCTTTACGATGCCAATATAACATGCGTCCTGTTTTGAATTTTCATAATTTCGGTAAGTCTTGACGTCATACTTATCATAATCACGTCCGCAAACCTCGTATGCGAAGCCATAACCAGTATTACGATATAACCACCATAAACGGCAGAAATAACGCTGTACACGTTCTCTAAGCGTAAATTCAGGATCAATTATTTTAACATATCCAGGAATCATCAATGCTCCGTCTTTTACTTCGGGATAATAAATATAGTGCTTGTCAAAGTCGTATCTAAATATTTTAGGCACAACTTCTTTTGCAATAAAGTCTACGTCAAGGCAGTTATCATATGTCTGCCACCAACGCAAACATTTTGGCAGATTACCGTATTCATCAGCAAAGAAAATCACCAGCCAGTTCGTCAGATAACAAATTATGCTGAAAGCAATATCGGCTATGATGTATAATATCCAATTCATTTTATTCTCCTCTTCCTTTCAAAATTTTAACCACATTCCATTTTATACCCTTAATCTACGAATAAAAGTCTGTTGAACATTTTCCCTTCTATCATGCAATATTAGCCGTTATCGACAGTTTTTCAATCTCGGAATTATAACCGCAGTACAGCACCTTGCACGGAAAGAAGAACACGCCCGCCCGCATTGTCTGCTCCCAGATATAACGATTGAACGATATAACCGCGCCCGCAGTGTCAAGCGTCCTGCCGTTGTCGACATTGGTCAGGCGCAGCGTCCCTGTCGCACTGGTAGCGTTAGTTGACCAGTTGAAGTAGTCTACCCTGTACCGCTGGCCAGCAGATACCGCTACTACTTGGCGATACAGCTTGCAGTCATCTTCCCATGCTGTTTGTACGGGGTGCCAGTACAGCCCAAGTCTAGTAACGTTTTCGGGTATCTCAAAAGTAGGATTATATTCAGTCTCATTGTTTACCCATTGATTACGGATAGGCACAAACGACGCCTGCGGAACGTCTACGGGCACAGGCACTTCCCCCCCGGATGTGTAAACTAGCAATCGTCTGTTTAACACGTTTATACACCTCATTCTACGTATATTGGTACAGTTGTATTTCTGTTAGTATCTAAATAGTTAAATAGTGTTTGGTCTTGCCCAAGTTCAATATAGTACTGTGTCCTGACGCCTGTATAAGTGATTTTTGTAAGTTTGTACGCCGCACCGCCCAGCGTGACTGTTACTGTCGGTATCTCGGCAGCGGTGTTGCCAAAAAGTTCAAAACTAAAAGTATTAATTAACAAGCCGGTAGTTATCGGGTCAAATTGCAGTTGCAAATAGCAGCTAGCAATCTGATACCCCATATATTCGGCTGGTGTGATACTGCCTTCTGCTATTCCGCTGTTAAAATACCCTCGATGATAAATACCTATCATTATATCATCGAACGTGCCTACCAGCAGTCCAAAATCGTGATTTACAACGTTACCCCCCCGGCTCCGTTGACCAAAAGACGTCTGTTAAACATATTTATCATCCTCGTTAATAGTCAGTATAGTGTGGTGACTGCTCGTTGATTGTTGGGGACCAGCTTATAACTATACGCAAAGCGGCGCCACCAGTGTCTACGTCTATAGTTCCGTATTCTGCGAAAAACCAATTCTTATAGTTTGATGTGTTGTACACTTCATACATTTCACCTTCACCGTTATTATATTCAGTGTACCAGCCTTTCAGATTATACGTTTTTCCAGCTGTTACACCTACATACGAAAAATCAATAAAATTTCCATTACTGAGCCAGTATATTTGCACTAATACAACGTTTATTCCCGACGGAATAGTTACACTGCCTTCACCTGTCGGAATGGTTATGCTCCCTGTCGGTACGGTCTCCGTGCCCCCCGAATCTACTAATAGACGTCTAGTAAACACATTATGCACCGCCTTATTTTATGTAATCTGTTTTGCTTGGGGTCATAGAATTTATGGATTTAGAGTAAGAAACGCTAATACTACCGATTTCTGTGCCTGTTTCGCTGTTTGTCATAACAGACAAAGTGTATGTTGCTCCGCCTGTTACGCCGATATAAATATCGCCAGTAATACCCTCATATCCGTATGCTTCGCACCACCAGACACCTGTATTTGATTGTGCGTCAAGCTGCACAAATCCTTCGTGTTCGTGATAGACATCGTAATAAAGTTTTACAACGTCACATCCTTCCGGAATCGTGAACGTTACTTGTCCAGTGCCGAAACCGTCTACAAGATACGTTTCTTTATCCGGTAGTGGCGGGACAGGAACGCTCCCCCCCTTTGTGTTAACTAATAGTCTGCGATTAAACATATCTACCTCTCATTTCGGTACACTCGTATTACTGCCGCCACTTTCAACGCCACCATGCACGTGTTTCGTAAGGCTTATGCCATTGGCTATAACATCACCCTCAACAGTCACATCGCCTTTAATATTTACACCTGATGTAGCAATTAGATTACACTTATTATCTTGCGTCAGTTCTAAGTAACAACTAGGTGCCTGATTTAAAAAGCCGCCAATATAAAAACCATCAGACTGGCTATGTTTACGTAAGCTACCTGGTTGTTGTGGTTCTGTTGTCCCTGCTGTAACATTACTGCTATCTGACTGGGCAAAAACAGCAACTCCGATATCGCCAGGGACAGGGTCAATAATCAATGCTGCTTTACCACCCTGGACCCTACTGTACGGCAAATGATACAGTGTAACAGGCTGCACCGCCTGACCTTTACCATCTACGTAGGTAACAAGTGGTAAAACATCAACATAACCTGTAGATCCTTGTGCTCCCTGCGTATCAACAGTAACAACTTTAACTGGCAGTGCCGTAGCAATTTTGTTCTGCAGCATACGTACAAAAAAATCTATAGCGTTTACATCACTGTTTCCGCTATAGATTTTTTTTTGCCCTTGTACTGCTTCATTATTTGGCACTCTTACACCCCCTGCACCCACACACCGTTAAGACTAGTCATCCAGTCACCGCCAGTTGGCTTATTAGCGCTTAATTTATGCTCTAGCTTACTTATCTTCCATATCCCGGAAGCAGCCGGTAAAATCGTTTGTAACTCGAAAAAACCACCCAGTGAAAGATTTGGATTAAAATAAACCTTGCACTGTACTCCGTCATTTGTAAATGACGGATAACCATATTGACCGGAATCGCCTTTAACCAAAACTACATTTCCAGAATTTTTGATTTCATAAGGCTGAATGATAAACTTACGGTCATCTATCAGTAGATCAATACCAGTCTGCCGTGCAAGTTCATGCGCTTTTTGGATTGGCGAGCCAATAAATGTGCTGTTTTTTACGCTGGCAGTAATACCTTTGTTTTCAAAGGCATACCCAGCTTCGCCAGCAAAAATTTTCATCAGTTTTTCGATTGTTGTTTCGCCTTTTACCGACGTAGGAGGAGTTGGCAGCTGGTTAGGATAATAGCCTGTTCTAGCTTCTATTTTAAAATTGACACTGCCATCGTTTCCCATCACGGGTACTGCAGAGGATATTTCACCTTCAAATACTGTATTAAGCTTCCATCCTAGCTCGCCTGCTTCAATTTTGATCACGTTATTAAAAGTCTGCAGTTTCCTGAACGCCAGCATAGTTAACTGCTGCATAGTATCTAACTTCATGTTATTTACTGTGACAGTAGCCTTACCCATATCCTCGCCACCCGGTTTAGATACATTTACCTCAATAGGTAAACCTTCAAAGCTTACAGTATTACTACCGCCTGTAAAACTACCTTGCCACATATATACAGTTGTTCTGATTGTTTTTTCACTGAAGCTTGTCATAATTCTTCCTCATAGTAAAGCACATAACGCGTTCCAAGCCCGCTATAGTGCGGGGCAGTATCTTTCTGCATCATATCAGCAAAAAACAGCGTACCGCTAAAATACGGAGTTGGGTACTGCAATAAATCCATGTTAATAAGACAAATACCACCCTGTCTTACAATCGTACCGTCACAGGTCAAGTCCAAATACATATAGTCGCCCTTTTGGTATAAGTGGATAGTACAGTTTTGTCCATTCAACACAATATTAAATTCTTGATTTGGTATTTGCTGTAATGGTATGACTTGCATATTATCACCTTACTTATTTTCTACTTTTCCTATTTGTTTATGTAATATTGATTCAATTCGTTCCCCTTCTTTTTGCTCTTCCGCAGTCGGGTTTCTTGTTGTTGTCGTACCGGTATTTACTTTGCTAGCATCAGACGGATTTTTAGCATCAGCCGCCGTTATTGTATTAATATCAATACTGCTGTAAGCTACATCAACCTCACGTATTTCAATAAATTGTGCATTGATATGTAGCACTCCTAATCCATCAGTAGCATTAAGACTATAATCGTAATTTTGCAGCGTCATATGCTCATATTCATAAACTGGTGTAACAATAGAAAAATAAGAAACAGCCGTCTTCAATGCTTCAATCATCGAAATCACCGACTGCAAATAAGCGTTAGTCCCAGAAAAAGATATATCTGCGTTAATTTCAAGGGGACTGTTAACTTTGTTATAAGTCATAAACGAACCTTTTTCAATTGGTTCAGATACAACCTTTCCACCAGATGTAACGCTAACTTGAAATACAGCTGCATCAGGAAGCACATTGGCCCCTTGCTCATTTACAAATCGCCATTTACTTGATTGTTTTTGTTTATCTGAAATTGGTAATGTTGTCATATCTTATACCTCTATCATTGATATGGTCCATTAGCAGGACCATCAATAAGTGGACTCCTAAGAGCCTCTTGAGCGAATTTATCACGTGCATCTTCTGCATCTTTAACACCATAAAAATTATTAGTTAATTTGATATCAGTCTGACGATTACTATTATCTACTCCTCTGCTACCTCTGCGATCATCAATAGATAAATGTACGTTTTTATTGCCATCGCCAAAAAAATTGAACAGTTTATTAAAGATCGGCGCCACAAAGTCCCACCATTTAAACAATGTATCTTTCATGCTATCAAAAGTTTTACTAAAACTGTTTTTTAGTTTATCCCATGATTTAGAAACTCTATCAGCAGCTTCTTTGCTACCGGAAACAAACATTCTTATAACATCGATAACAAACCAAACTGCATCATAGACTGTTTTAGCCCAGTTCCAGACTGTAGTGCCAATACTGAGTAAAAGTTCCCCAAAATCAATAATGTGTGGTTTTATCCCGTTCCATACTTCTAGCATACCGGTCTTAAATTCGTCAAAGGCTTCCAGCGCATCATCAACAAAACTATCTATCACCACTTTTGCATTTTCTGTACTGCCAAAGATTGCTTCATAAAATTCACCGAAGGCACTTTCACCGCCTTCTAGCCATACCATAAAGTCTTCAAACACTAACCCTATGGCCAAAAGTGCTGCCAAAAGTGCGCCCCACGGCGATAAAAGAAAAGCCTGCGCTGTTATAAACAGGTCTTTTAAAGCAGGCAATAAATGTGCTGCTACAGCAACTCCAATTCCAATCAAAACAGGGATGAACGCTTCGGCATGCTGCGCTAAATAAGACATACCTTCGACAATTTTCATAGCTACCGGAACAAGTACCCTGTAAACTGGCAGCAGCATCATCTTCATAGCTCTAGCTAAATCATTACTGGCATTAGTAAATTCTTTGGCCGCTTTAGCATCTTCTTTTGTATACAAACCAAGCCTTTTAACATGCTCAAGTTGCGCATTGATACCTGCACTGCCTTGCTGTAACCAGGCAACGACATCAGCACGACCTATACCTATCTGCCGTCCTATGCCTGTAGCTTCCTGTTTGCTCATATTACGGAAAGAATCTGCCATCTCCATTAAGTATTGTTCAGAGTTTTTTAATTCACCATTAACATTTTTTACTGGTGTTAATAATCCCTTTTCTACTGCATCTTTTAGAGGACCACTGTCATTATAAGCAAGGTCTGTCATCCAATCATTAATATCAGCGAACAGTTCTCCCACTTCCTCACCCGCTACACCTGCCATCTCAGCAGCTCCTTGCCACTGCTGCAATCGTTCGATGTTAATACCAAGAGATTCGCTCAATCTGTCCACCTGAATAATTTCCTGTGTAAATTGTTGAATAATCTGCCCGGAGGTGATAGCGGCTAAAGCAGGAGCAACCACACCCATGGCAATACTGCTTAATTTACTACTGACATTATCGACCAACTTATTGATATTTTTATCTACATCGCTGGTATCCATACCAATAGCAATAAAAAATTCATCAACAATATTTCTACCTGCCATTATTACGTTTCGCCTCCTCCATCGCTCGATATTCGTTGATATTATTTACTACAATGATTTCATAAAAATCAAGCAGATCCTCATAGCTGTAAACGCTCTGCAGTTCGCAAAGCGTCGCCAGCTTTTGAGATACTACGATACCAGTCAGCGTCCCGACGTTGCGGTAGTTTTCGCAAAGGTAATTGACGGCTGACCATGTTGACCTTGGGCAATCTGCCCGGTCTGAAAAAAATCAAAATTCACCTTTAATGCTTCCCATCTCAGGCGATACAGATTTTTAAATTCACCGATGACCGTATCGACATTCGCCGCAGTGCATGGTACAGAAAAACTTGTGTTAGTTGGATCTGGTACGTGCTCACAACAGTTTAAAAGTTCATCATAAAGCGGCTCTACTTTGTCGTAATCCAGTTGTCCAATAACCTTAAAAATTTCTTGCAACTTATCAGGTCCGCTGAATTTAGCTTTTAATTTGCTAAATTCAAAATCGCTAACCTGTCCGGTAGCAGAATTAGCCAACAATGCAATAACTCTGTTGACCCACCGTTCACCTTTAGTTGCCGGCATTTGTTTGACCTTAAAAGTCAACTGGCGGCCATCGTCAGTAATATTAAATAAAACTTCTTTTCTCATAATTTACTCCTTATTTAACACTTTCAAAATCGAATGTATAAGGGATCGGCGCAAAAACCTGCTGTGCATCTGCCAAAAGCTTGCCTGTCTTTAATACACCGTTGCTGTAAGTAAGCGTCTTGCCAAGTGCTGGAATAGACATCAGCAATGTAAGCCAGTAAATTTTTTTCCCTGAACGTGTCGCCCTTGCTAAAGTATCAAGATATTCGACGCTAGGGCTGGACGGTTCAAGTGTAATAGTCAAAGTTTTTACTCCGTCTACATAACCGGCAACCATTTGACCGTCGACGCCTTTTCGTGTTTCTGCAAAGGTTTCATCTGCCTGTGAGATCATAGCATCTGTAGAAAATTGTTCTAAAATAATACCCTGCGGAAATAAATCTTCGCACTGCAATACAATTGTCGCATCAGCGGAAGTAATGTTTCTATTTTCCATGTTGTCAACTCCTTAATTTTAATAAAAAATATTTAACCCTTCTTGTTTTGTACGTGTACACGTGTTATAATATGTATGTGAGGAGGTCGGCTAATGGTCACAATGAAAGATAAAGACCTGCTAAAATTACTAATAAAAAATGGTTGGGAATTAGATGGCATAAAAGGTAGCCATCACCGACTAAAGAAAGATGGTAAATTAGAGGTTATACCAGTTCATGGCAAAGACATGAAACTCGGACTATTAAAAAAGATTTTAAAAAGGACAGGGCTTGAATAAAGCCCCGTTCTACATATTATAAAAGGAGTAAATATTATGTTACTTATTTATCCAGCAATTATACACGATGACAAAGACGGTTTATGGGCAGAATTTCCAGATTTAGTTGGATGTTCCACGCAAGGTGACAACCAACAAGAAATTCTTGCAAACGCTGCTGAAGCAATGGAATGTTATGTCTTAGGTATTTTGGAAGCAGGGGAAAAACTCCCTCAAGCAACCTCTCCTAAGAATATTATTCTCGAAGAAGAAAATACATATATATCTTTAATTCAGGCAAATATAGATTTAGCGAAAAATACTAAATCTGTCAAAAAAACTTTGACCATCCCAGCTTGGCTTAATCAAAAAGCATTAGATGAAAATATAAATTTCTCTAATGTTTTGCAAAAAGCCCTGATTAAAGAATTAAAAATCGGTTAAAAAAGATCCCTCAATTACGAGGGATCTTTTTTATTTATAATACTGCTGTAGCTGGTAATTCTACCTTATGCACGCTGCCGCCGTAAGTGTACCACAATCCCATAACAGGACTTTCGCGGTTAGCACGAACAACTGCCCCAGGATCTGTTATCTGTAGGTAATAGCCGTTAGTAAATATTTCACTGGATACATCCTGACCAATTTCGGTAATCAACTCAGCTTTCTGCGCTTCAGATAAAGTCACCCCAGTATCAATAATACCGTTATTCAGTGCTCTGTTGATTGGATCACTGCACCACGCTCTGATAATGGCATAGCCACGTTCTACGTATGGTACACGGCCTGTTTGATTCAAGCCGTTCATAATAGCTACCTGCAAAGCGTTACGCAGCCAGATATTACCGACATATGCATCAGCATAACCAAAGTTACCGCCAATCATCTTTCCCTGATAATATTGGATAAAATCATCATTACGTGTAGCCCAACGTCCGTAATAGTTACAATTCATAGCAACCAGATTTTCAGCAGTGGTTTCATCTGTCACGGATGCAGCTAACCCTGTTTGTGTTTTAAAAGCATAAGTTACAAGGCCGTTTACCCTATTCCAATCAATGCACGCACCAATAGAAAGGACCAGTGAAGCATCTTCTAACCCACCAAAGGTTAAGATAGTTCCTTCAAGATTTGCTGCAATTAAAGTATTAGGCAAATTAGAAGTATTGCTGGGTAGCGTATCTGCCGGGTTTTGGGTCCAAGGGCAATACATATAAGAAACATTCTGCAGGTTAGTCCATTCGGCCAAAGCAACAACAGTTGCGTCGTCTACTACATCCAACGTGGTAAAGCTTACCCAATTTTGATTTTGATCGATAATGCTATCCATGTTTTGACCTGGAGTAAGTTCAGCAGAGCCAGCTGATACCAATGCTCCGGCATCTGTAGTGAGACCTAACGCCTGTGCTGGGGTATAGCCTCCAACCGCGGTGCCACCAGAAGCAACCGAAACTTCCGATGCGGCGCCGGTCGTAGCCGATGTAACAATAAAACTGCCTAAATTACTGTTATAGGTTACTGTAGCCCCCGTAAGTTTTGCCTGCAGTGCTGCGGCCACATCGCTTTGAGTATTGGAGCTACTAAAATCCAGCCCTGTCACACTTTTTTCAGTACCGTCTATACTGATAGTCAAACCACCGTCTGTAATGGTTTTCAGCGTTTCCAGATTTTGCGCTGTGCCACCAATCAAACTACCGGCGACTGCTTCAGTGAGCAAGCGAGCAAAACGCAGACGGCGCGGTTTCCTGAAACTATTATCATAACCTAAAAAATATTTTGTTGCCGCCAGATATTCAGCACTGTCAAGTCCGAAATAACTTCCTACAGCTGCTTTAGATGTAAAAGCCATTGTGCCCGGAACAATGCACAAAGGATTTGTTGTTAAAATAAGCCCTGTAATTTCCAGATCATTACCGCCGGCATTAATAACCCGCGGCGTTACATTTACAATTTGTGATGCAGGAATTGCCATAATATCACTCCTTTTTTGGTTTATGGTGAGCGTCGATATTTTCGACCAGGTTGATCTCAACCTTTTCTGCATACTCCTGGCTAGTGCTAACGCTTTCCCATTGTGTCAGGTGCAGTGTCACACGATAGCGGTGTATGTATTGGTCGCTTAAATCGACAAAAGGTAAATAGGCCATATCGTCAGCGTAATTAAAGCCGATATCATAGCCTTTGAAAAAATCAACTGCAATATAATCGCGTCCCAAAGTAGCCAATGCTGAGGCTCTTTTGTGTGCTGTCATCTGATCATCACAGACAAAGTCAATGTCAATCGTGTATTCATACAGGGCCTTTGTCGTATAGATATTGTCGGCAGCCTGCGCATCGTCGCCGATATTAGTACCTACACGCGAAGTATCAGACACAGAAATTACCGTATAATCCTGAACATCCGGCAGACTGCCCCTGTTAAAATAACCGCGGTAAATATTGTCCTGTACTACACCAGGCGCGAATTTCAAAATAAAATCGTTTACTGCCTCAAACATTTGTATCACCCTTGCTCCAGTCGCTGGCGCTAAAATCCGGTGCCGTGATTTGCTGACTGATGCCTGCATTAGCCCAGCCGTCACGTGTCCAATCCTCAATAACTGACGTTATCAGCCACCAAGTACCATCAATCCGTTTAATAAAATCACCACTGCGTAAAAGCGGCTGACGTTGTCCTGCTGAAATCGGCATCATCATATCCGAATATAAAAAAATCTGCTCACTGGCTTTGGTATCGCCCACACGTTCAAGATGTTGCAGTGCCTGTGTATCCAGCGGCTGAAAGTTTACCTTAGCGGATTGCGGCTCACTATATTTGCTTTTAACCACACCTTTGACGTTAACCTGCCCAATAGACTGATAAAGCGTACATTCTTCATCAGGATGCACAGCAGTAATAACGTCTCGCACGACCTTATGCAAGTTCAACCCAATCATACCTTCACCTCATAACTGACAGCGCCAATCATTTGACCTGTATCAATAAGTACTGTTTCAGGATTTATTGCTTGTAGGTTCTTCCCACTACGTCCGCGTCGAGCTTTAGCTTTGACAGTAGCTTCCGCATTACCACCTGGTGCCCACGTCTTAATCGTCTTTTTAACATCGCCGACAGCAACAACCGCAGCTCGTTCATAGGCACGCTTAACATTTGCTCTGGACATACCGGCCATTTTTATATTTTTTTTGATGCCCAACACCCACTTTTTAATATTCTTGCGTGCAGTGCGTTTCATGAAAGGCCGTCGTGGATTATGACCTCCATATTCATTAAGATAGGCTACATAAGCCACTGACGTTCCATCGGGATAAGTTGCTCTTTCAAAGAACCCCACCTTAGCCTGTGCCTTGATTGCTACTATCTCCCGCAGCTTTTGCTGCAGCTTTTCACCGCCGGTTATTTTTTTAACATGGATGCCAGGCATTATAGCGCACCCCCAGACGATATTTAGCAGTAGCCGCCCAGTAAATTGCTCCGCACTGCGTCTGCTGATACCAGTTAGCATTATTGAACGGCGTTACCGACACATTGACTTTTCCCTCTGCTGCACTTGTTATTGTTCCTACCAGCGTGTCACCTCGCTCTTTCAGCGTTGCAATATGGCAGGTCAGGATATAAAGCAGCGTTTCGCGTTCAGCAAGGTCCGTAACCAGCGATTTAGGCGTGTTATTCAAAAGCAAAGTCGCCGCATTAAAATAATTGGTTAAGATAGTATCGGATACAGAAGTAAATTGCGGATACAGTTCCTTGAATTTGGCAGGATCAAATATTACTACTCCGTCCATGATCAGCCATTATAGGGACGGCTGTTTGCTTTTTTGGTATCGGCAGGCTCAAAACCATGTCGCAGTTCAGCGCGTTCTTTAGCAGCAGCTCTGGCTTTGGCTGCAGTAGTAGCAAAAACCAATCCTTTTTTGATAAATTCATCGTCTGGTCGATGTTTTAAAATCCATTCCCATGCATCTTTGGGTACGCCCGTAGTCACACCATAGCCACCGATAGGGAGAATACCTTTTTCTTTACCGCGCAGGTTTGTGGCATTACCTTTGATAACGATAGCTACTTGACGTCCGGAATTATCTGGAACCATAAATTTCAAGTCGCGCGGGTAGTTAGAGCAGACGGTTACAGTTTCACCGCTAGTCTGTATCGGTGCTTCTTCGACAGTTTCTTCTGTTTCGCCACCGATTACTTCGCCGTCAACAACTTCGTCAGTAGTAGCCGTCGAAGTCACTTTTTCCGCTTCTTGTGTCGTTTCTGTAGTTTTGTTTTCAACTTCGTCAGTAGTAGGTTTAGATGTTCTTTTAGTTGCCATATTATCGCTCCTTTAAATAAAAAAGGCACCTGTGTTTCACAGATGCCTTAATTTTAAGTTTATACGCCTGCCATGCTGGCGATCGCAAACGGACGATAGATAATCGCGCCATAAGTACCAAATGCAAATTTCTGCTCCCAGCTGGAAGTATTCGGGATAAGCTGGAATGCACGCATTTTTTCGCTGTATCCCAGTTGTGCAGTTGGCAACCCCTGTACAGTCCTGGCAATCAGCATGACGCTATTACCACTGGTTGCTGCTAATTCAGGCAAAGTTACAAAACTAATATTGTCAAAATACTTAGTAAGCATGTCTTTGACGCTGACGTTGAAGTCCGTAGCTTTACCCAGCATAACATTGACAACAGGCGGAACTGCAAGCACAAGGTCAGACTTTTCGTCAATGTTACCATTGGAGTTTTCAAACAATTCTGCTGCTAAAAGCAGAATATCATTATAAATCTGTTGAGTAGTTTTATTTGTCCATTTTGTCTTGTCTGTATCAACTACGGACGGTGTCAGCGATGCAGGTAGATTTGGGTCATTAAGCAGACCATAAATCTCTTTCCCCTTAACACCATACAGATAGAACTTATTCTGTTCCTTGTTGATGATTGTAGCAGCACTACGCTGTTTTTCAGATGCCAGATTAATCATAGCCCGCCCAGACACTGCCATTTCTAACTCACCATAACGGATATGGGTCTGAGCCAGATAGTTTTGACGTGTCGGATAGGTAACATTAACGTCAGCCGTAGCACCGTTGCCGTAGTCGGTGTATTCAGTGCTTTCACCTGTAGCCTCAACGGCCTTGAAGATAGCGTTGCTGTCAGTCCAGTCGCCTTTCTTCGTTTCGCCAAAGATCTCGCGGGCGTTAGTTGGTGCTGTAAGAATTTCCACTACAGCAGGATCAATCCATGTAGTCATTACAGCTGGTACACCGCTGTTAGGAGCAGTAACCATTGCAGCACTATCCTGTAAAATACGCTGCATATTTTTTTCAGTAATAAAGCCTTGAGCGCGATCAAAGACAAATCCCTTTTCGCGCATCAAGCGCATTGCATCTCTTTCAGTAAGCATTATTTATGTCCCCCCTTACGCGCCAGCTGCCGGAATAACCGGAGTGGCTCCGTAGTTAGTAATAATCGCGATGCCACCAGCTTCTGCACCAGTAGCAAATGCCCAGTCGGTTTCAACCGAGCCGGACACAGTAGCACCAGCAGCGCCACCCGATACAGCGCCTGTAGTTAAATTTGCAAACACCTTCTGCCCCTTGGTTACTGCAGCCTCCGGTTGAACATAGAAGTCGCCTTCGACCATAATGCATGGAGTACAACCTTCAGGCACAAAGTTCTGTGCAGGATCAAAGGATGCGATAGGATAAATCACATCGCGACAGACGAAGCCTAAAGGCTTGCCAGTACCGCTGGGCAAAACTTCGCCCTCATTGCTCGGGTCATCCCAGCAGAAACCACCGATAGGTACATCGGCGCCTGCAATACGGCCGAGCGATGTAGATACGATAGGATTGACAGATGCAAACGCACCCGGTACGCCCACCGCAGGATAAATATTTACTTTAGTTTGAAAATCAGCCATTATTTTAATCCTCCTCTACTGGATTTTTTCAAGACGTTCAAAAGCTTTCATGCTTCCTTCGTCTAAAGTACTACGACGTCCAAAAGCACTGTCGTTAGCGATAGGATAAGCAGCTTTAGCATCAAGCAAAATATCAACCATGCCTGCATAAGCAGCTTTGCTATAGTTGGCAGGATCTTTACCTGCTTGACGCAAAGCGAATGCATAAATATCCTCGGCACTGTCAAAAGCCATAGGGTCCTGAATAGTGCCGACAATAGGTCTTACTTTGGCTGCAGCGTTGTTTAACGCACGCAAGCTACCACGCATCTCTTTAGCAACCTGAGCTTTAACTTTAGCGATAGTATCCTCGCCTAGAGCACGTTTTTCGCCTGCCGATTCATGATCACGGTCAATACGTTTAGGATTAGCCTTCTCACGTTCTTCACCGTATTTCACGCCCATTTCAAAGGCTGCTTTAAAAGCAGGGTCTTTCATTTTTTCGTCAAGTTCATCATCTTCAACTTTGATGTCTTCATCCAAAGCTTTTTTCATTCCCTCAGATTCATGTTCACTGTCAAGTTTCCGACGCTCTGCCGGATCTTTTTCAAGTTTTTCACCGTACTTGACGCCTTCCTCAAAGTCGTCATCCTCTAAGGTTTTTTCAATATCCTCATCGGCAACGTCTGCACCTTTAAGTTTGGTCAGAATACCTCTGTAAGCTTCCTTGCTTTCATCATCCAAACCTGGCATAAACTTAGCTACGATTTCGTCAACGGTAGCATTAGCATCAATATCAAGACCTACTTCACGCGGATCATAGCCCTCAACTTGTGCTTCAATAACGTTGACCGCTTTTAAAAAGCCGGCGCTGGTAACTTCGGACGCTTCGATGCCTAAATTAGCATCCTGCGCCAAACCGTTACGGCGGCGTTTAAAAGCTGTAATTCTTTGTCTTTTGGTCATTTGTTTGGTCCCCCTTTGTTTAATATTTAAATGCGGCATACTGTCTGCAACGGCTACATCAGCCCCTGCACGACCTTCTGCCACAAGCGCAACATGATTTCCTGATATATCGCGCATAATAAAGTCATAATGCACCTTATCGCCGTTGCCTACGTCATATTCACCAGATGTAAAATCTGGCGTAAATCGGTACGCGCAGGATATCTCTCTTGCTGTGCCATCCTCAATAGCTGCAATAGCTTCAGCATCAGTAATGCTCATGCTATTTTTTAGGTACGGTGCCTCAAACACTGCGTCTGTCCCAGTACTACCAACGGTATAATCTTTCTGTGGATTATCTGCGCTGATAGGATGATGATCTAAAAGCAGAGGCAGTCCATTAAAAGTTGAAGCTGCTTTTGCCAGTTCTTCAGGGTCACGCAGTCCGTAATAAATGCGTTCTGGATCAAGTCCTTCTTCTTCCCAACTCGGCAGTTCGCGACCTAAATACGGATTGACACAGGCCTTACTAATAGGCGTCAGAGCAACATGTAAATACCCGTTATCGTCAATGTGGCGCATGCTCAATTGAGCATCAAAAGCAATTTTATTTTTATCTCGGTTCATTTTGGTTTCACCCCCTCTCTCTAAAAGTGGGCATAAAAAAGACGCCTACTTTTGTAGACGTCTGAGTTATTTAATCATTCATCAAATCCGGGCATTAAAACCTCAAATTGGCAGTTACAATATATAAGCTCACCTGGTTTGACATTTCGGTGTACATCTTTATCGTACAACCCATCTGACAAAGGAAATACTTTCCCATTCATTTCAACATGAGTTTTACGACTGCTATATTTACCTGGCACGTGTATCCAACGACCTTTAGTTGCACCTAACGCCTGTGCATTGGCAGTTGCCAGTTGCTGTGTAGCCTTATTGGTCTGATCTCTGGCAATAAGTACGGCACGATGCCGTATTTTTTTATTTTCGTCATCAACAACACGTTTTAAGACTTTTTCAAGGTATTTCGCCAGTGTCGCCCGATCACCACCACGCTTAAAAGTGCCCGCAGTGACTTTTTGTATTCCTCTCAAATACTGCTGCGGTATGGATTTAATCATTCCAACATTTTCAGCAACAATCTTACTGATGAGTTGTTTCTGCGCTGCTGTGTAAGAAGGAGTTATCGTCATACCCACTTCCTTTAGCTTGCGCTGGATCTGCGCCATAGTTCGCTTATTGGTTTTATCCGCAAACCACTTAGCCAGTTCGCGGGCCTTTACATCAAATTCACGGTACCACTTTTGTCGAAGCGCCTTCATTATCTGTACCCACTTAACCGAAGCAGCATCAGTAACAAGTTCGTTGTTATAATATTGAGTTATTTCCTGCTCAACATCTTTTTGCATCTTAGCAATAAGTTCCTCTAACACTCGCCTGTATTGCAGTTCCCAAGCTATACTTGGGCGACTGCGACCAAAAGTTTGCTGTTTCATATATTGCTCCTATATTGGTAATATGATATAATGTATTTACCAAATAGATTGTCGACAGCAGAAAGTCGCCTTAGCTGCTAACGAATGATGGGAACTGGGTGTCAATCCCAGACGGCGTCCATCCGACAATCTATTTTATTTTTTTGTTCTTCTCTTGAATGCAGTTAGAAGAAATGTAAAATTATTTTCATGCAGTTCTGGTGAAACAACAGCAACTTTTCCGTCTTTCGACAGCTCAAAAGTTCCTCGATCATTTTTTCCCAATGCACCTGTTTCAATAACATTACCAAGTTCAGAGAAAAATTTATCAAGTTTCTCTTGTGTAAACCCCTGTTTAGTACGTTGTGTAATTATATGTTTTAGCCCCGCTTTATCGTCACCCCATAATACACTTATGCCGCCTATATCCTCACGGGTAAAGGCGTTTTTTATATGTCCGTTTTTCTCTTGAAGCAACTTATCTATAGCCTTTTGACCTGTGTAGCCTTTATACTCCTTGCCCATCAATTCCTTCGCCGATTTTGTCAACTCATTGCCACTTTCACTTGAACCGCCGCCAGATGTAAATTTTCCATCTGCATCTCGCTTGTGATCGCTTTCATTAAAATTGGCATCTATTGTCACTTCTTTCCGTTCAATATCAGGGCTATCGAGCGGATCAAGAGACGGATCAAAAGGTTCTAAAGGATCAGTACCCGGAGCTGCAGGGTCATATGGTTCTAAGTTATTAAAACCGCTGTTCGGATCATTAATCAACTGTTCACGTACTTCTTCCGGAGCTACGACCCCTGCATCCATAAGCATAACATTAGTTTCTGCTTTAGTTTTATTATTAGTAATTTTCAGTGCTTCGTCATCTTCTGACAATGGTGCAAATTTAAACTCTATTGCCGGATCAATTTCTCCAAATGCATTAAGCTGCAGAAGTTTGCATAACCTTGTCATAGGTTCACCAAACATTTTTTCCTGCAGGCTTTCGATATTATCATAGTGATTACGCAGGTCAGCATCACCAGTATTAAAGCCTGCCGGTGAAAGCCCCCACATCTTCGTTACAGGCTCGTTAAACATTGCCGCAACATATTCCATTGCCTGCCTTACCAAATCAGTTACGCCAGCTAAAGACGTCGTCATAACGACTAAATCTTCTTTTTCTTTATCGATCGTAGCACAACCGTCATTACTCCGGTTCTGGACAAAATACTGTATGCGCTGCTGCAGTGTTGTATCCATGCCACCGCTTAATATTTCAGTCATATCAGTTTTAAAAACCGTAAGCGAATATTTTTCGAGCAACCTGTTTGCCGACTCTCGACACCCAGTAAAATGACTTACTGCATCCAATACCTTTTGCGCTAATGGTAAGCCAAAGAAATTATAAGCCGGTCGCAGAATAGTTGGCAGTGCATTTTCTGCAAAATACAGCATCCTTGACGCATGTACTGGTATCCCCTGCACATACCATATTGTAGGCTTAAAATAATCGTCAGCCATCGGGTTAACTGAATTATAATAACCAGGGCTTACTACATATGGCTCAATGAGTTTTATACCTTTAAACCCGCCTTGTTTGATAGTTTCCTGCGATAAAATCAGAGGATCAGCCCATCTATCCTGCGCCTCTCCAGTATCGATAAAGCCTAGTGTACCGCCATAATACCCACAATAGCTAGAAGCTTTATTAAATATCGCAGGCAATTTATATTTCACAGCATCTTCGTTAAGTTTTTTGACTTTATCGTCATTATCATCAGTATCAGTGTCATCGTTATCACCAGTCCTGATAAACTCGCCCCATTTACGCGTCATTTCGTCAGACCGCATTTCAATGCCGGCGCGAACAATCCCGACTTGAGCAAGACCTGTTAAAACACCATAGCCTACAAACATCGGGATACCTTCTGCGGCAAGACCCTTGATGCTGTGCTCTAAAAGTGACGATACTGGAGCAAAGCAACTATCTAAAACAACTTGCTGTTCTTCCGGCACATCACCCAAGGTGTACGGCAGGTTAAAATCATCCGGGCACAATATTTTCGGTGTCTTATCGGCAACTATCATGTTATTTATTTTCATTTTTAACGGTTTTGAATGCGGTTTCATTCTCATTTTTACCTCCGTAATATACGAGGATTAATTTTTCTTTTGTATCCTGTAGCCATCTTTTCTGCGATGCCAGTAGTAGCATCAGGTGCATCATCATGCGCATTTTTACCTTCACGTTGATACCGATTCATATCTTCGTAATATTCAGGCCACCGGTCTTTCCAATTTGCAGGGAAATAAATATGTTCCATAACCCAAGTAGAATTGGATAAAATACGCGCTTTCTTATTAGCTGATTGATGAAACCAATTTATACGACATTTATTCCAATTGTATTGTGTCTGTAAAATACTCCCTACATTACGCGCATAGCCTCTACCACCATTATTACTTTCAATATCAGCATCATTTACATTATGTTCAACAAGCATTTTTGCTTGAGTTGGTTCCGTAATCTCCATTGGTTCCTTAGTATATAAAACATCAAGTACATAAGCCTCTTTGTTGTACACGCCATAAACAATGCTGCACAAATAATCTTCGCCGGTATCGGCAGTATCGGTGTAACATTCTATACTACTGAACAATGATGTACCGTTTATATCTCGCGGAATATCATCATACGTTTTAAAGCTACTGTATAAACAACCTTTTAAATCAATTGGTTCTTGTTGATAATTGGCCATAAATATGTCTATACCTAATGTTTGCCTCTTAAACTCATAAGACTTAGCAGAAAATATCTCTTTACAGAGCATGGAACCATCATCTTGCTTGGCCTTAAGGTTGATGTGCATTATTTTTTTACCTAATGCAGTAAATTTTGTTAGTACTCTACCAGCTAAATCATCACTAGCCCAGCGCGTCATGATAATGATAATTTTGCCACCTTCCTCTAAACGCGACAGCATTGTATTAGTAAACCAATTCCAATGCTCTTGCTTAACATTATCGTTATATGCTTCCTTCGCAGACTTAATTAAGTCATCTATGATCAAAAGATTACAACCAAAGCCCGTTGCTGTACCGCTAGGCGATGTAGCAAGATAATTATTATATCCGCCTTCCAAACTCCATAGGTTCATAGCTCCGTCACCAGCTTTTATTTTTATTCCCGCAAACACATCTGAAAATACTGGCACATAATCATCTGCTTTTTCTTCTTGTATAGAATTTCTCACCCCTTTGGCAAAATTAGTGGACAGTGTTTCGTTATAAGACCCGGTCATAATCTTATAAGTCTTATCTTTTCCCAATATCCACTCCACAAGGTTTTGTGCAGTACGACTTTTACCAAACCTTGGCGGTAAATTAAGTATTAAAACATCATCATCGCCTTCTATGAATTTCTGTAAATTATCACACAGTGTTACAATATAGGGTCTATCTTCGCGGTAAAAATCTGGTGCCTTTAATTTGCAGTAATAAAAAAACCTTCGCCGTGCTAATTCACACTTAGCACCGAAGGCAATCATTTTTTTATTCATTTTCATCAGCTAGTTTCATCAGTTGATCTTCTGACAAATTTTCGTATGGGTTACTTTCATGTTTTAGAGTTTTTACCTCCCTAAAAAGTGAATAACGTTTCCCAAGAAGTTCCGCAGCCTTTATACGATCACTTAGTTGTGGTGGAAGATCAAATTGATCATTTTCTTCACCGTTCATAACACTTGTTAAAAATTTTAAAACATCCTCGCCTTCGGCAATTAGTTTTTCTTCTTCCTCTTGCTGTGGTTTAGAACGCTCATCTATATACGCGAGAATGTTAGGCTTAGTTAGGTTTTCACAAGCAGTTACTCTAGCTGTTTTTTCACTATACCCAGCCTTTTTTGCAGCTTCTGTAGCATTTCCCAACTTTATATACCAATCAGCAAACAATTTTTGTTTTTTTGTCAGCTTATCAAGCACTATCATCACCTTCTTTATAAATGGCTACAAGTGCCAATAATATATTTATTTCTTTGAAACTGTCTAATACTGGCTTTTTTACAAATTTCTGCTTTTCCGGATCTTTTTTATTCATAGGAAATAGTTTGTTATATTCTGCTATTGAGTAAAGGCGATTGAGAATAATAATAGTTACAGGTTTATCCAACTTTTGGCTATACTGCTGCCTACGATCTATAAGATATATTCGCCCACGTTTTGAAAGTGCAATACATAATTTATTTATTTTCCCTGCGAATCTACCCATTTGCTCATCTCCTCTCTGAAATTTGATAAATCATTTAAAGCCTGTAGCCGCAGCTTTGGGCCCCAACTACTCACCCACAGGCTTTCATTTTATTAATAAGACAGAAGCTTACACTGATAATATAACATATAAAAAGTAAAAAAAGGTTCAGAACTTTTTACTTCTTGTTTATTATTAATTCATAACCTAATACATTCAACAACTGTTCAGCTTCGCAAAGTTTTAGTCCTCTACGCATCTTATCACAAAAGGCGCTTTCGCTAGCAGACCATCCATAACGACTATGCATAAGTTGTACAATGTCTTTCTGTCGTAAATTCGAAGGATAAAGATCTTTAATTATTTTTTCAAATTTAATATCAGCTTTATACTTTTCTTCGCCTTTAAAACAACCTATCCGTGGGGGAGAAGGAGGCTTTTTAGGTTCATTCTTGTATATATAAGACATCCTTAAACCTCCATTTCATTCTGTAACAGTAGTTGGATCAATAATACCTTCTCCTACAGCTAACATTACAGCCATCATAGCAATATCATCACGCCACGAATAATACGTATTTTTACTACTGATTCTCATTTCTCCCATAGTAAACTCAGGCGTTTCGTGTTTTATATACCTGCGTTTAGCTAATTCGCCAGTCAAAGAATTATTATATATACCAAAGCAATACTCTATAATCGATATCCATTTTTCAGGATTATAAAACTTAATATCCCATAGACCATCTTTTATAGTCACATAATGAAGCGGAGTTATATGCTTTAGTGCCGCTATAGCCGTGGGGTCTGATACTCGACTATGTCCATTATCTCCGCCGGTAAAACCACCTTTAGAATCCTGTTCAGCTCGTGCATCAATAATGGCATCTTTTATTTTTTGGTAATTGAAAAATTTGTTTTCTACAGACTTTAAGGTTTTCTTGCCAAGTATCATTATCATTTTACCCCCTATATCTACCGATGTATGAATATAGCGTATTTTTGCTCACATTCAGCTTTTGAGCAATCGCCGGAACATCCCACCCAGCAAACCCCATTTCAAAAATTGTTGTATGCATATCGCTCCAGTCAAATGCTTTAGACGATGCCGAATTTCCAAGCGGTTGAAATATCGGAATCCCACCGTGTTTATCCATGATATCCCTAAATACTACTTTCATAGTTTTGTGCGGCTTGTAGTGCTCTTTTCCCGCTTCTGTTTCTTTCCTTGCCCTAGCTTCCTCACGCCTACGTTGCTGCTCTTGTAAATGAGCTAAACGTGGATCTGTCGATGTTAGCGGATTTGCTGCACCTTTATACTCTTGTACTGGTGTATGTTCTCCTCTAATACAAGGATTTAAGCCTATAAACGCACAATAATATCTGTCCCCACAACTTTTCAGCCTATAACATTTTTCACAATCTATCACGTTTTCAGCTCCTTCTACCGCATTATCATAGTCCATACTATATATTGTCCTATCTCACTGCCCACACCTATTGCTATACCTGTTATAATGCCAATGGCTACACCGATTGCTATTGCTGTTTTAGTTTTCATTAGAATGGGATATCCTCATCGAACGGTACAGCATGCCCGAACTGCTCAAACTCGCTTTTATCGCCGCTTGTACCGCCTTTATCAGATTTTCGCTCTACAAACTCCACACCATTTGCGATTATTTCCGTTACCCAGCGTTTACTGCCGTCCTTAGCCTCATAGTTACGTATCTGTATTCTGCCCTCTACAATCAGCCTGTGTCCTTTCTGACAGCTATTACCTACCAGTTCGGCGGCCTTTCCCCATAACACTACAGGGATAAAGTCTGTTTCCTTATTCCCTTGTGCGTCTTTAAATGGTCTGTCTACTGCTAATATAAATTGAGCTACTACTTTACCCGTCTGTGTATACCGTACAGTAGGATCAGACGTTAATCTACCTAACAAAACTACTTTATTCATGTTATCTCCTCTCCTTGTTCAAACATCCATCGGGTCACAATTCTCGCAGTCAGGTTCAATATCTCCATACTGCCAACGACAATATGTACAGCAGTATTTACTGTCCCAGTAATCACAGGTAGCGTCACAATCATCACAAGGGCATTGTTCTTCTTCCATTTTTATTCACCGTCCTTTATCTCAATTAATGGGCAATCTATCAGCCTAATATTTGGATCTTTAATTTCACAGACAAGAATACAGCAGCCTTTGCTCTTATCAACAGAAAATGGTAGA